AGTTTCATCTCTACTCCTTTTTAGCAATACCAAATGCTTTTACATCTGTACCAGAACTTGTTGCTATTTTATCTGTTGACTTTTTATTGATAACGAGATACTCTCCAGCTTTTAAATAAACTTGTGCTTGACCAACTGAACCTGTTGTACCATATCTACCACCACCATTTATCTCTGCTGCAGTATTAGATATTGTTAATGTTCTATCTGTAGTTCCAGTTGTAACAACTGCTACAGAAGTTGATTTGAATACATCAATCCCACCTGTTGTTAGTGATGCTACATTTGATAGTGGTCTATAAATATTTGACATTCTTACCTCGCCTTATCTGCGAAAGCTATTGCTTTCATAAAATCAGCTGGACTTGACATAATGTCAGCTGACATTGCTTTTAAACTTGGACCTTTGACTTTCATTAAACCTTTAACTAAACTTTTTGCTTGGTCTGGATCAACTGACATTGTTCTACCATTTTTAAACTTATGCATTACTGGTTTATTACTTTTAGCAATCTTTTGCATCTTAGTTCTTACTAAAACATTTTCATCTAATTGATCTGTTTCATAGTCAACATCTTCTTTAACTTTCTTCATGGCCATATCGCCTTGAGTCTTATCTGCTTTTCTTTTACTACTTCCACCGCCTCTTAGTTGAGCAAAAGTTTTCTTAGCTTTGACAACATTTTTTTCTCCTGGTGCACCTTCATATCCTTTATGGTCCCCAGAATGCTTCGTCCCACCTTTAAATTGATCTTCTGGTGCGACTGGATGATTCTTTGTATCTTTAGTATGTTTTCCAGCAAAATCTTGTTCGCCTTTTGATCTTGGCTTATATGTTGTTGCTTCCTCATCATCATCTTGTGTCAAAGATTTTGTATAATCTCCTGCAGGGGATCCAACTCCTTCTTTCAACTTGCGTAAGTTATTAAACTTCAGCATTCTCTTTCTCCTTTTCTTGGCCTTGGACTTCTACTTCATCTTCTTTAGACTCTTCCTCTTCAGGCTCTTCAGATTCAGATTCTTTAGCTTTTAGAAAATTTTGTGATACGTCTAGTTTTTTTACATCAAGGTAATCAGCAACTTTGTTGTTAAGCATGTTTTGGATTGCTTGTTTGAATCCGTTTGCGTCTCCTGAGGCCAATGCATTTACTGCATCAACTCCGTCACCTTGTTTCATTTGCATTGCTTCAGGCTTAGGTTGATCTACTATTTTATCTTGAGGTAAGCCTTGTTGTGCTGGTTCTGCCATAATTTATTCTCCTTATATAATCTATTTATAATATTTTTTTATTTATCTCGCTGTTGCCGGATTTACTCCGTCTCCTATGAATGGGTGTTCTGCAAAAGCCATAAAGATAATTGAATTACCACTTCCGTTTATTGAACTTTCGCTATCCCTAAGTTTAAACCCATTACTAAAAAAATCTATATCATAACCAGTAGTATCTGCCGCTGTGGTATCTGCTCTTAATCCTGTTCCCATTTCATTAATTGGTGTTCTTTTATTATCCCATATAACCCAAGTACCAGATGTTGATGCATTTTTTACCATCAACCATGACGGTTTGAACCCGGTGTATACCATAGGACCATTTGTATTTGCATTTCCCGTGTAGGATCCAAATCTTGAATAGCCTGTTACTTCATTCCAGCAGTATGCAATAAAGTTGGCTGTATTTGTATTAGTATCTCCGCTACCTAAAGAAAATACTGATGAAGTTGGAGCTGTATTATTCCAAGTAAGTGCAGATGAAGCAAAAGCAGCATCAGTTCCACCTTGATAATGAGTTGCACCAACTGATGCGTGATAATGATACCAATTTCCAGTACTATCTAATCTTTTTACAAGAATCCATTTAGGTGCTGTTGATAAACCATGTGCTATTTTAGCTCCAGCTGTTGCGTTTCCAGTATACTGAACAATACTGAATCCAGCAGTTTGATTTGCTTGTATTGTTGAAGCTAAAGTAGCACCTGATCCATCTGTGTTAGCAGAAGTTGTACCACCGTTTGCAACCCAATTCCAAGCAACATGACTATCACCAATATCATTTGATTGTAATTGATCTTCAACTGCTACACCACCTTTTAAAAATTTAGTAACACCATCAGTATTTAAAGTATCAGCATTGGTCTTATCAGATTGTAACTTTTGTCCAACACCTCTACTTGAGTCATAAAGAGCGTGACTTCTTGTTTCATCTCTATTTTTGATCCAAACTAAATCTGGTATATCTTTATCCGTTGTAGGCAAATTATCTTGTTGTAATGCTTTAAATCCATCCACTGGTTCAAATCTAAAAAATCCTCCAGCTGTACTTGTATAGTCTGTTAAAGCAGTACCACTATCTATAGGACTACTTTTTAGTTGACCAAAATTAAATACACCTCTTACTCCACTACTATAATTTCCATTTCCATCACTACCAGTAAAAAGTTTTAAATTTTGATTTGATCCAAATTTACTTCCAATTGGATTAGCTCCAGTAGCAGGATTTCCTGAATAACTATATGCAAATGTTCCTTTAGATGCTTGATCATCTCCAACCCAATAATTTACTGTACCATCAGTTTTTCTTTCAATATAAACACCAACAGTAGTATCATCTTCTGCTAATGGCATATCGGTTCCATCAAGTAAAGAACTGCTTCCTTCATAAATGGTTCTTGTGTATGGATATATTGTTTTAAAACCTGATAAAGTATGCATCCTTCCTGAAAAATTTGTATCTTCTGGGGCTACTGCCATCATTATTAAAACTGAGTTTGTACCAGGAATATAATATTCAAAGTACCATTTACCAACTGGAATTCTAAATGTAGAAGGTATAGCAGATGCTCCAGTTCCTGATGGAAATGTTGGTTTTAAGTTTCCTTCACTTAAACTATTAGAACCTACTTGATTATTTGTTGTAAAAGTTATAAAGTTTTGTGTAGGACTGTCTGTAGTTAAATCTGTAGTAGCTATATTAACAACAGTTTTATC